TTCAGTAATTGTAGAAATAATCATTTCTGCTTTACTTTGAGAGATATTAGAATTTTTAAGTATGTATTCGTATAGTTTAAATTCTTTAACTAGTGTAGTGTTGCCTGAAAAGTACTTTTTAAGTATCTTTAGAGCAGGTGAATTTTCTTTGGATAGAGTATCGGAAGCAATTTGCTTAACTAAAAGTTCAAATATTAATCCAGTATTTCTATATTTTGAATGTTTTATTTTCATCTAGATATATTACTAATAATAAATATGGGTTAATTACCTAAATCTTTTATATTGTCTTCATTAAGTAATTCAGATGTATCTTCTGTTTCTTCGTTAAAAACTATCTGCTTAAGAGATTCTTTATTCTTATAGTATACAGACTGTGTAAGTAACGATTCATTAACATTTTCATTATCAGAAGGGAATCCACCGTGCATACCGTGAACTCCTAATGGATCACGTCCTCCTACAGGATTATCATTGGTTCCATAAACTGAAGCTTTTTCTCTTGGTCTGCCGCCCTCAGGTCCAGGCTCTCCGTATCCTGGTGGAACACTTGCAGGGCCTTTTTCTGTAGCTGTTGCTCTTCTACCGTACATAGATGCTAAATCGTGTGGTGTACCATAAGAACGACCAGATCTAGCAGGATCGTTACCTTCAGCTTCAAGCTGTGCTATTCTAAAGGCTCTTTTACTATCCTCCCTAACTAAATCTCTTTCTTCATTATATTCATCTTCAGATAAACTGAAAATATTTTCATAGATATAATCTGATGAGAACATTTTGGTATCTCGCATTTGGGCAGCTAAATCGATTTTCTCTTTTAGTAGTGCTACTTTTTCTTGTTCATAAACTACTGAGGGGGTAGTAAGTTTAAGTTCAAAATTAGTTAAGCTTTCACCTTCGAATCCTTGAGTATAGAGATGTACTAAAGCTATTTTAGTCAATTCAGATTCTACTATTCTTTGTATTCTTTCAACTGTTCTTGCAAATCTGATATCTTCTGCAGCTAAAGTTGCTTTACCGGATAAATCACCTTCATATCCAAAATAGGCTTTTGGAATTTTCAAAGCTGCAAATAATTTGTCTCTTAAGTAATTTATATCGTTTGTACCGTCGTACTCTAATCCTTTAGTAGTCTCAATTCTAGTAGTAGCATCTCCTCCTCTGACAGGTAGATAGAAGTCTTCCATCATATTCTGCATGTTAAACTTCAAGTTATATTGACCTGTATTTGGATCAACATAAGGAGTTTTTTTCATAGTATTGATGGTCTTTTGCATAAACTGCTCAACCTCATTAGGAGGTATACTACCAACGTTAACAAAGAACATTCTTTTTTCTGGTGCTCTCATGATACGGTGAATTAACATCGCATCTTCCATTAAATTTAGTTGCTTGTATATTTTCCTAGCTGGTTCTAAATAAGAACGGCCATAGGGTAAGTAATTTGTATCTGAAATAAGTCTAAAGTGGGCAATTTCATAATTATCTAAAGTAATAACATTTTGATCTTTCCTACTTGGAATTCTGTTAGGGTCTTGATGAGATGCTAACCCATCAGGGTCTATAATAAATTCGACTTTGGAAGGGGCTTCTGGGTCATGTCCTTCATGTCTTGATACATTGTAGACGGTGTAAGGAAGTACATTATAAACTCCAAATTTTTCTGCTATTTCTAACTTTAAAAAAAAGTCTCCATATTTACACATGTTTCGGACCCATGACCATAGATTAAATTCTATATTTAAAACATCGTAGAATAAATTATTTAATACTCTTTGAATATTTTCATCAGAGGATTTAATAGTAAGTATGTCCCCTTGATCGTTTTTAACTGTAGCTTCGTCAGATAGTATATCTAATGAAGACGCTAAGATAGAATCAGTATCCATTGCTTCATAGTCACTGTAGAGTTGAAGACGGAGTGTTTGGTAATTGAGAGTAGGATTGTATTGATTTCTAGAATTAGGAACATATAATCTAGTAAATCTGTCTATAAGAGAATTTGTCTCGTATCTACCAGATGTTTGTATTTTATTTACATCTGTGACTTTAAGTTCATTTCCTCCTATGTTGCGTATAACTACATCATTCGAAAAAAGTCTTCTTAAACGTCCAAATAAGGATGTATCTGCCATCAGGTTATATTTTTATATAAATAGTATTATTTAAGTAACCAGGTAATATCTTCTTCACCACCTAGGGTCTTCATAAGATAAGGATTTTCTTTCATACTACCAACGTTAGACATGATAGCTTTGTTCTGAGCATTAAGGTTGGCGAAAGAGGAGAGTTGTGCTCTAGATAAGTCCATACCTTGCTGTCTTAATCTAAGTGCTGTATCTCTAACATACAATGCAGTAGCGCAGGATATTATAAGATCATCGTTATATCTGTCTTGAGCTTGAGCCTTTCCATTTTTCCATACAAATACTCTCATCTCTCCTAATAGTCTTTTTGACTGAATAGTAACTGAATGGTCTCTAATGTACTCAATCATTTTAGCTATCACTAAAGGTCTAGTTCTAGCAGACATTGTAAAACCTGGAACTAGTTTATCTCTTTCAAACTTATTCATATAAGTTTCGACTGATTCCATATTAGAAGTTGAGCTATAGTACATATTTCTATACTCTCTTTCAAGAATCTGTTCTATAGTAGCCCACCCTATATTTGCATTTTCACAAACAAGTAATGCATCATTATACTCTGCTGCTATACCAACTAGTAAGTTACCAAATTCTTTAGGAGATATCTTACCTTTATATTCTCCTACTTGAGCAGCATTCTCTATATCAAATATATGAAACGCTGAGTAGTCTTGTCCATCTCCTCGGGCGACATCAGCAACTACCATATAAGATTTAGTATAGTCTACTCCTTCCCATATCCAAAGGTTGCTATCCACTCCTCTTCTTTCCATTGGGTCTTTTTGATATGTTTCTTCGTAGTATGCCATATCTTCCGGCTCAAAGACTGTATCACCAGAAGCTAAAAAGTCACAGTCGCACTCTTGTCCAGCCATCTTAGGCCCTAAGTCAGCATCTTGTTGATCTCTCCACTTTTTATCTCTTTCAGGGTGGACTGTCCAGGGTAGTCTGATAGGTAGGAATGAGTTCTCTCCTGTTTCTGCTTTTTCCCATGTTTGATGGAACCAGTTACCGATACCGTTAGGAGTAGACAGTGCCATACATTGTCCACCTGTAGCTAAGGTCTGTTGTGCTGCAGTAAAAGTTTCGTCTACGTTATCAATAAACGCTGCCTCATCCATAAGGAGTAACGATACTGCTTCAGATCGTGCAGCATCAGGTGAAGATGATTTAGCTTGTACTTTAGAACCGTTTTTTAATCTTAGAGATAATTTATTTTTTTCTACTGATGGTAATCTCAACCATTTTGGTAATTCATCGTACATAAAGATTACTTTAGTAACTAGATTACGTGCTGTAGCCTGAGTGGTTGCTAATGCTAAGACGTTTTTATCTTTATGAAATAACATTAACCATAAACTATATGCTGCTGCTAAAGTAGATATACCTAACTGTCTTGATTTTAAAGTAATAAGGTATTGATTGTCTCTAAATAAATGAAGTACTTTTTCTTGAAAAGGATAAAGGTTAAATAATATACGACCTCTAGTAGGGTGCTGTATATGGCAGTACTTCTTCATGAAATACGCCGGATCTTTAGCGCACTTAATATACTCTTGTGCGATTATTTTTTTTATGTCTTGAGCCATAACTAAATTTTACTCTATTTGGTTTCTTTTACATCTAAACCGATTTTATCGGAATCATGTCTTTTAGAGTTCTTAGACTTTAAAGGAGTTCTAAACCTACCCCCTTCTATAACCTTAGAATATTCTTCTAGGCTTGGTATACTAACATTGTACTTAACGTACTTTACAGCAACAAATTGATTAAACAAGTCAGAAAAGTCATAATCTTGATTGAGTTCTATTATTATTTGTTTCTCAAGTATTATTCTTTTTTGATGTGCTATTACATCATACCCTTCTTTATCTATAAAAGGAAAGTTAGGGTATTCTTTTAAGTACTCTTCTTTCTGCTGTTTAAGTGTATTAGAACCAAATTCATCTATTAGTGCAAAAGCTCCTTCTATTACTTTATTAGAATTAATTATATCAATAATTTTTTGTAAACTAGGTTCTATTTCACCACCTCTACTCTTAACTAGTCTCTCTAAATCTTCTAACTTAACGGTATTTCCTGAACCTTTGGATGTTTTAGCGCTAACTTGTACTTGATCTTCTCCTTTATGTAAAACGTAATCTATTAAAGGATAATTTCCTTTTTTGGGGAAAAATACTCCATCTGCACCTATAGTTTCACCGTAGTTATAAGCCCCTAATACCTCTCCAAGGTTTTTAAAAAATTCATTATAGAAGTACTTATTTTCGAAAGCTTTTTCGATTTCTACCTCAGTTGGTTTATTTTGACTGTTGGCTAAATACTTAATAACTTTTTTCTGTTCATCACTAATTTTAGTATTGGCATCAGTACCTTTTACTAACTCTTGTTTTGAATCAGATAATGAAATAACTTTATCAACCGTTAATCCTAATTTCTGAGGTTTTAAATCAAAGAACTCCCCGCTTGTTTTATCTGGTTTAAATATAATTGTTACTTTACCAGCTTTAAATATATTATTACTTCTTCCACTCGGTGAACCGTACCTTCCATCATCTTCTAATTTTTTTACTAACACTGTACGTGCATCGTCGTAAATTACAACATGATTTTTAGTATCAGGTTGAATTTGAGATTTTTCTATGTTTAGTAATTTTATAAGGTCAGTTGCAACTTCCTGTGCTTCAGGGGTTAGTATGTCAAAAGAAAGTCTCTTTAGTTCGTTTAGATTAATACCAAACATAGATTCAAACAAAGCTATATCCTCTTGACTATTGATGTCAGGATATCCTTTTTTGGTTCTATATGACCATTCGAGTATAGCTTTGTCTATAAGGTTCATTTAAATACCTAGTACTGATTTTAGAGCTTCTACTGCACTAGTTTTTGGTTGTTCGTCCATAAGTGCGATTGCATCTCTAGCAATATCTATTACTTTCTGCTCTTGTTCCGCATTTTTACCCATACTTACTTTAAGTACCTTTCTATTTGCTGAATCTACATTTGCTTTTCTCTTTGCAAGTTGAGCTGTTGCATCTTTAGGGGCTGGTGTGTTTTGAGCTCTTTTTAATAGATCAGCATCTATTTCAGACATTCCAGCTTTTGTAATATCGATAGCAGTATCACCATCATCTACTTGTAAAATGCGGTTAGTTTCGTCTGTACTGGCTTGAGTTAAATCGTTTTGATCTATATACTGATTTACAATATCTATAGCTTTTTCAACAGGTACATCTTTAAAATCTTTTGTTTTACCTCTTTGGTAATCAATATTAATATCTACATTCATACCACCAGCAAACTCTTTAATCTTTTCTCCGATATCTCTACCGTCTTCAACATCTTTAAGTTCGGTTAATCGTTTGCTATTATGTGTAAACTTATTTTCTGTCAAGAATTTTTTAAGGTCAAAATTATTTTTCATTTCTTTATTATTATTATTATTATTATTATTATTATTTATTTCTGATAAGGTTCATTT